CATTACAATTATGAACAAATGCGTTCTGGTAACAAACAGTTTATTGAAGAACAAAAACTGATATTGTCACCACTTAAGTTTGCTCAAGACTATTTGTGTCAATGGGAAAGCGTAGCAGATCAGTTTTTCTACGCATTTGACAAACACAAGCATTGTAGTGATATGATAACAGATCGTGGGGGTGACTTGTATACCTTTCACGATTTTAACAAGAGGGTAATGACTGCTACAGTAGCACAAGTAACTAAAGCAGGCGAACCTGATGGTAAAATAGAAATATTAAAAAGTTATGCAATACCAGATTGTAGTACAGAAGGTATCGCACAAGCAATCAGAATGGATTATCCAAAACGCAGAATCTTTAGTATTATCGATGCTTCTGGTAAACAATTAAATCGTGATACTACAAGTGCGTTTGGTGTAACTGATAAAATTATTTTAGAAAAGTATGGGTTTACTGTTGTTACAACAAGAAATGCAAACCCACTTATTACTGACACAGACAATACATCAAATGCGTTTATCAATCGTGGTGGATTAGTAGTTAAGCCAGATGATAAGTTTTTGCTTGAAGCATTACAAACTTACCACTTTGAAGACGCAACAAGAAAACGATTAGTAAAGTATACTGAACAAAAGTATGCACACATTGATGGATTAGGTGATTGTATTAGATATGGCATACATCACTTATTCCCAATAACGCATGGTAGTCACAATATGCCAGAATATGTTGGAATGGATCCAAGATATGCTAGAGCAAGTGACCCAGCAAACAAATACTTGCCAGACTCGCCCCTTTATCCTGGTGGACCAAGTTGGGAAGAAATATTGGGTGAGTATGAACAAGCACCAGATCATTGCGTTTGGCAATAAACAAATTAAGGAGAACTACTATGACTAAAAAGGGAAGACCATCTGTCCCATTATATGACAGATTAATGAACAGAATTAAGATTGATAAAAAAACAAAATGTTGGGAATGGCAAGGACCATTAAACAACATAGGATATGGTATGATTAGAGACGGTGACAAAATGCGTACAGTACATCGTGTGTCGTATGAGGAGCATGTCAAAAAGATACCAAAAGGTAAGTGCGTATTGCACACTTGCGATAACAGAAAATGTGTTAATCCAGATCATCTTTGGATAGGAACACATCAAGACAATATGGATGACATGATGAAAAAAGATAGACACAAATTCAATCATCCATTAGTTACTTGCGAACATTGTGGTAAAACACTACAAAAAGGCTTATATACTCGTTGGCATGGAGATAACTGTAAACATAAGCCTAAAAGATAAATAGTAAAGCAGCCTATATATGGGAAATAATATGAAATCACGAGATTTATTAAAAAAACATACTGTCTATGAAAAACTTTATAGACAAATGTTAGGATACCAATATGCATATTTAAATGGCGAAACATTTAAAACTCATGTGCGTAAAAAACGCCCCAGCGAAGACAGCAACTTATACATTGATTTAATTGAAAACACAGTATCACAGCCAATCTGTAGATACATTGTTGATACTATTAACGATGTGTTGTTTGAGCCTGGTGTAAAGCGTGAACTAAACTTTGTTACACCAGTTGGTACTTATATTCAACCCGATAACATTGAATGGTCAAAATTGTTTTTGTTAGATGCAGATTTGCAAAACAGAACACTTGACGCATTCATGGAACATGTTGGTCAATTGACTTCAATCTATGGTCATTGTTGGGTATTTGTTGACATGCCACAAGAAAACGAAGGCAACTTGGGTAGACCATATGTAGTTGCTGTTAACCCAATGAATGTTTATGATTGGGACTTTGAATACTATGGTGGCAGACCAATTGTTAAGCACGTTAAAGTAAAAGAATCAGAAGACGATACGCATTATTACTTAAAGTGTTATTATCTTGGTAACGAAGAACAACCAAGTTATTGGATCAGTTATCGTGTAGGTAAAGACTTGAAAAAAGAAGATGTTGTCGTAACTGGTCAAGGTGAATACCCAGCAGGCATGAGTATTCCAGGATTTATTGCTTATGGTCGTAGAGACCCACGCAGAATGGATGTTGGTGTTAGTGACATTGATTCAGCAACAGAAGCGCAACGTGAATATTACAAATTAGAATGTGAAGCATACACATCAATACAGTTTGCTAAAACATTAATCAGAGCAGATAAAGGTGTAGCCATTCCCGTACACGCTGGTGCCATTGTTCGTGCAAGTGAGGGTCAAGTAGAAACTATTCCTGTTGATACTGGTGATGTTGACAAAGTTATGGGCAAGCAAGCGCAAATCTTAGAACAAATCGAAGCATTAACAGGCTTAGGTGGATTGCGTAACACAAAAAATCAAATTGCTTCTGGTGTTGCCATTATTGAAGAACGCAAACAATTACATAGACTTGCTAAAACAAAAGCAAGATTGATGGAAACTGTTGAAGAAATGATCTTTACTTATGCCGCACGTTTTATGAATATGCGTTGGGCAGGTGAAGTTATTTACAATACAGACTATGAATCACACGATACAAACTATCGTATGGCACTAATGAAAGAAGCAAAAGCATTGATGCCAAACAATGAAATTGTTGACAGTTTGATTGCCAAAGAAATTATTGGTATGTTAGCACCAAGTGAAGATATACCAGTATATGAACAAGCGTATATGAGCACAATTGCAAACCAAGAAGTGCGTACGCTTATGGAAGAAACAGATTCTAAAGTAGAATCAAGAGATTTAGGTAGCCAAATTCCAACTAAAAAGGAATATGGTGAATATGAATACAGCGATGAGTTAAAGCCAAGTGAATTGATTGGTGGTGCATACACTGAACCAGTTGATGTTGGACCCACTTATCGTACTGAACAAGCAATTGCACAACAACTTATGGGTTTAAACACAGGACGCTAATAGTTACGCTATTAGCCAAATGTGATAAATAATTAATTAACGAATTAAATTTCGATAGTAACGTTATAACTAAAAGGACAAAATAATGACTGATGAAATTCAAAACGTTGGCAACGAAAACGCCCCTGAAGTAGAACAGGAGAGTCATCAGACTCAACAATCTACAACTGATGCTAGAGTTAACCCTGGTGCAATTAGAAAAAGCACCACAGTAGGTATTTTAAATGCATTGTCACAGGCTTCTGGTCGTGACTTTAATTCAGTAGAAGATGCAGTTGAATATATCTCAAGAACTCAACAGCGTCAAACTAGCGATGACCACGTAAAGTCAGTGGAACAACCACAACAACAAACACAACATGAAACTGATTTGCAAGAACAGTTTGTAAAATTAAAGCAAGACCTTGAACAAAAGGAACGTGCTTTAAGACAAAAAGAACTTGATTCTGAAATTATCAGCGTAATGGGTGATCGTTTTGACAGTGACTTGTTAGATTATGCTTTGCAAAAAGTAAAATCAAATATCAAGTTTAGCCGTGACGGTAGTTATGCTATTGTAAATGCTAAAGGTCAAGAACGATATGGTAGTGATGGTAATCCACTTACAATTAAAGGTTTAGTAGACGAAGTTGCTCAAGGTAATCCAAAATTACTTAAGCAATCACAAGTCTCTGGAGGTTCTGGATTAAGACCTGGTCAAGAAAGATTTGCAGGTGCTCCTAATGAATCTGTTCCTGACTATTCTCGTGATCCTGCCGCGTTTGACGCATGGGCAAGGTCAATGGGATTAGGTAAAGGTTCTGGTCTTAAGGGTACAGGCGTAAGTGCTAGTGTTAGTTCAGGCTCCAAAAAAGTTTTATAATGCCAACTAATAAGGAGATTTTATCATGGCTTATGTATTAAATGGTGCTAATAACGAAGGTGACGGTTTCACGTTCAATTCTTGGTGCCAAACTTTGCGCCAATTACTTACCAAGACTACAATCCAAATGCAGAACCAACTACTGGTGGATTTGGTGCTAATGGTGCTGTTGAGCAGAACCCTGCTCTTGCACAACAAACAATTACTGCAACACCGGCGGTATGTGCAACAGCATTCGATGTGTTCTACTCATGGACTACTTCGTTTGAACTTGCTTCAACTCTAGGTTCAGAACTTGGTGAAAGTTATGCTGAGAAAGTAGACCAACGTGTTTGTGCCGCTTTCGCAGGCTTCAAAGCAACTCCAAGCAACGCTGTTTACTCACCAACTCCTGCTGATGGATTCTCACGCCCAACAGAATTGGGTGCTATGGAATTGATTGGTGAAGGTGCAAACTTAAGTGCTAATGCTACTCCTGGGTTCACAACTAACTCAGTTTTAGAGTTGATTCGCTTGGTTAAGCAAAACTACAAAAAAGCACGTCTTCCAGGTTCACCAATCATTGTTCTTGACGCTGACGGTCTTGACCGTACAACTGGTCAATCATCAATGACTCGCTTACTTGCTGAGTTAACTGGTGGTGCAGTATCACAATCAGGT